TCCCCAAGATATTCGTTGCCGACTACAACAAGAGCCTGCATGAGATCAAGTTGATCAATGGGGCATTCATCAAGGGCATCCCAGCGTCCGAGCCTGAGCGTTTCCGCGGTGGCCAATGGCATGGAGCTTGGCTGGACGAGCTGGCGGCGTGGGACTACCTGCAAGAAGCGTGGGATCAGATTCAGTTCGCCGTGCGGTTAGGCAAGAAGACACGCATCATTGCCTCGACCACGCCTAAGCCCAAGCCCTTGATCATGGACTTGATTGATCGGGATGGGGATGACGTCAGGGTGACTAAGGCATCGACCTACGTCAACGTGGAGAACCTTGCGCCCAGCTTTCAGAAGCAGATTCTCCAGTATGAGGGCACCAAGCTCGGTCGGCAGGAGATTCACGCCGAGATCATCGACCCCGAAGAGGGCGGCATCGTTAAGCGTGAGTGGTTCAGGCTCTGGCCAGACGGCAAACCCTTCCCTAAGCTGGAGTACATCATCCAGAGCTACGACTGCGCCACATCGGACAAGACGCACAACGACCCGACTGGCTGTATCACCATGGGCGTGTTCAAGCCACTTGACGGCGGGATGTGCGTCATCATCCTCGACTGCTGGCAAGAGCACCTGCAATATCCCCAGTTGCGGCCAAAGGTCATCGACGAGTACGAGGTGGTGTACGGCGAAGGCAAGAACAAGAAGCGCGTGGACTTGCTGCTGGTGGAGGACAAGAGCGCAGGCATCAGCCTGATCCAAGACTTGCACCAAGCTCACCTGCCCGTCCATGCCTACAACCCCGGCAGAGCTGACAAGATACAGCGGCTGTCCATCGTGGCCAACATCATCCGAGCTGGCCGTGTGTGGGTGCCAGAGTCGTCCAAGCGTAAGGGATACGTCAGAGACTGGGCGGAGGGCATGGTCACGCAGATATGCTCATTCCCCGAAGGAACGCTACACGACGAGTTCGTGGACTGCATCAGCCAAGGCTTGAGATACTTGCGTGATGGCGGATGGATCAGCATCGACGCACCACCGCGGGATGATTACGATCCAGAGGACGTCATCGATGCCTTGGACTTCAACAAGCGCTCCCAGTTGACCAACCCATATGCCGTTTAGTCGGTTGAACCGAGCAAACTTGCATGAAACTTACAACACCTTGCTGTAGACGTACAGGGCGTGCGAAGGCATAATGACGGCAATTTCCCCCATTGAGGTTGACATGGCCACACCACCACCAGACATTGCGGCAAAACTTGACATACTTCGCCAGCAAGCTGCTGAAAGAGCCAAGCAGGACGCTCAGTATTCACGGCAGACTGATCGCCAGTACACGCCAGTCATTCAACCCAATCCCAATTGGATGCCCAAGAAAGCAGACGGCGGTGTTGTTGACGCCATCAATCGCGGGATGGATACCATGTTTCCAGCACGTAAGTTGGCTCGAATCGCAGTGCTGGCCAATACGCAAGCACCACTGGAAAGAATGCGCAACTCAGTTAATCCAGCGTATTACGACTACGTGATGGATCAAACAACAAAGAACCCAGTGTCGATGCCTTTGCCCAAGCCTGAAGACATGACGCCAATTAAAGGTAATGGATTGGCCAAAGGCGGAACGATGAGCCAAGACGCCATGCGTCTGGCGCTGATGCCCAAATCTCGTAATCATCATTGCGTGACCCACGCCCACCACCTTGAAATAGAAGAGCGCCCACTATGAAAGACCTCGTCGGAAAAGGTAAGCCGTTTTACTCGGCACTGGACTTGGGAGCTAAAGCGCTCAAGCGCAAGGTCGGCACTGGCTCGGAGTTCCTGAAGGAGCTGATGGCGTTGCCCGGCGTCAAGCCAACCGAGCTGAAGGAGCGCAACCTTGAAGGCTTGATGAATGCGCCACGCATGACGCATGAAGAGTTCTTGACCCACTTAGCGGCCAAGCCAGCGCCAGCCATTCAAGAAAAGGTGCTTCAGTACCCTAATTACGATGAACTAGAAAATAAAACACAAGAAATTCTTCGTCAACGTGCTTACAACGAGTTGTTGCAAGAAGGCTATACAGAAAACCAAGCAAAGAAAAAACTTGAAGACAGACTCAGCGAGTTGCAGGCTGAAGAAAGCCATGTAGAAGAAGCCAGAAAAACAGCACGTTCTGATATGTTAGAAAACAAAACATATCATGGCGCATATACATTGCCTGGCGGCGAGAACTACCGCGAGATGCTGATCAAGTTACCTGATCCGCGTTACGACATGGATACAAAACGATTTGAGCTAGATGCCCAACTTCGTCGTGCCGCACCAGAGAAGAGGTCAGCCATCATGCGGCAGATGGATGAGCTGCGTGAGAAGTACAACAACACACCAGAAGTGTTCGAAGGTGTAGGCAGCCACTTTGGTGGAGAGTCTGGCATCTTAGCCAGTATGCGCCTTAAAGATCGCACTGGTCCCAACGGTGAAAAGCTGTTGCACCTTGAAGAGTTGCAGTCTGACTGGCACCAACAGGGACGCGATAAGGGTTACATAGACCCTAATGCAGAACAAAAATTACAGCAAATAGAAAAATTAAAAAGTGCTTTTGAAGAACTTCAGACACGCCGTCGTCAATTGCATGAGCAAGCCAAACAAGAACCTGATGCTGGACCAAGGTTTGACAGCTTAATGGAAGAGGCAAATAGCATCACTCCAAAGCTACTTGAATTGAATAGCCAAATGCACAATCTTGAGCACTTTGGAAGACAACAAAAAGATGCAGTTCCAGACGCCCCATTCAAAAAGAACTGGGAAGAAATGGCACTCAAGCGTTTGATGCACCATGCAGCCGAGAAGGGCTACCACGGCTTGGTGGTGACGCCCGGCAAAGAACAGGCTGACCGTTACAACTTGGCCAAGCATGTTGGCATGGTTGCTTACCATCCTGAAGAGCAAAGATTCCAAGCATTTAAACCAAACAGAGAAACGGTCATGAATGAACGGGGTGTCACGCCTGAACGTATCTCTGAATTGATTGGTAAAGAAGCCGCAGAAAGACTTTTGAAAGCTCCAAAAGTTGGAGATCATCATTTTTTAGAAGGTGAACAACTTCAAATGGGCGGCGAAGGCATGAAAGCGTTCTACGACAAGAAGGTTCCCAATATCCTCAATGCCATCGGCAAGAAGCACAAAGTCAAGACTCAGTTGTATGGCCACAAGTTGCCGCACCCTGAAGCAGACTTGCCTGCGATCAATGAGGCGAACGCAATTCGTGCTCAACATGGTCACCCACCAGTTCATCAAGCTACTTTGCACCACTTCCCCATTACGGAAGAGATGCGCAAAGACATACTCACAAACGGCCTGCCACTGTACAAAGAAGGCGGCATGATCCACAAAGCCATAGGAGGCACAGTGCAACCATCAATCAATCAAATGCGCATGGCACTCATGCAAAACAAATTTGTTGTGCCATCATCTGACCTCAAAACAATTGGCGCACAAGAAGCCCCGCAGCTTGACACCAAGCTCTACATTAACGAAGGCGGTCAAGACGGCATGGGTGGCGTGGACATGAACGCCATGCAGCCGGGTATGCAATTGATGCAAGCCCAGCCCAACCTTGACCCAACCAAGAACCAACCGCAGCAAGGTGGCCAGCCACCCAGCGCAGGAGCATCCAGCCCCGCACAGCAGCCACCCAGCAATATCTTGCAGATGACACGCCAAGGGCAGGCCATGAACGCCATGACGCCGCCCCAGCAGCCTGCCAAGATGAAGAATGGTGGGCACATGAAAGATGGCGGAAGCGAAAAGAAAGCCGCGTTTTCTCCCAAACTTTTGGCATCTACTGCCAGCAAAATGGCAAGCAAAATAGCCAAAGAAAACCCAAAGCTGACTTCAGAAGAGGTAATGAAAAAAGCCTTGAGATTAGCTGAACAAAAACTTAGCTGGGAAAAGCAAACTAAACCAGAAACTGTTGCCAAGTATGGCGAACTTGAAAAATCAAACTTTAGCGACCCTTTATCCAAGCGCATGAGAAACACACAAGAAGTTGTGGAAGAGCGCAAAAGAAAAGCTAATGAGTTTTTAAATCAACCTACAGAAGCCTGGCAGCCACCACCCAAAGAAAAACAAGCATTTGATAGGGCCGCTATTAAAGAGGCTTTGACAGGTTTTCCTGGCATTGAACAGACAGCGTTCCCTCGGGACATGCCACCACGTGCAAACTTGTCACACGTACATGAAGTTTATGAAGACCCAGAAAACAGAGATTTAATTAAACGTCAAATCATGCGTGGGTTACCTTTGGGCGGAGAAACATTTTATGGATCGTTATACCCTCTCAAATTGGCTTCATTAGAAGCCGGTCATGATCCAAAAGCATTTGACAGATTTGTTCACAGCATAGCGCCGGCATCAGCCAGGAATTCAATCATGAATGAAATGGCTGTAGGCCAGTTCTTACGTGACATGCACGCACGGGGCATACCTTTGACAGAAGAGAATGTCCGCGCTGGCATGGAAGAATTTAAGCAAAAATATGGAATCGGTTTGCCATTGATGTATAAAACTCACGGCCAAGGCGTGAGGAATGTTTTGGAAAACGATCAAGATTTGCGCGAGATGAGCAAAGCAAACATTCCAACAAATTACAAAATACCAACTTACGGTACGCAAAAAGCGGGTGATTTTGGTAAATCTGTAGTGTTGGATGTGCACGAAGCCGGCGGCCAAACGCAAGGTAGTCGTTACCACCCTTACTTCAATGAGCAAGGCGGTTTTGGAAATCCTGAATATGGCGCCGCAGAACAACACATGATGAACATTGCCAATGAATTGGGCATCCCAGGTGGTATGGCACAAGCTGGCCGGTGGTTTGGTGGTGGTGAATTAACTGGTTTGCGTTCACCTCGTGGTGACGCGTTAGATTTGCTTGAAAAACAATCTGCATATACCTTGCATCACACAGGACAAAAGCCAACCCCTGCAAACATTCGCAAGCACGTGCTTTCAATGATTGGAACTGGGCAAGGTGTTTTGTTGCCTTACTACAAAAAAGAAGGCATGCAAGATTTGAGGACCGTCAAAAAGAAAGGCGGCGCCGTCAAAAAAACAAAACTGACAGATAATCTCGACACTATGCGTCTTGCTCTAACACGAAATAAGAAGGCTAAATGATGGATGAACTGAACCAACCCGACATCGTCGAGAACGAAGACGGCAGTGCTGACGTCACGATGCCTGATATTGACACCGACATCGAGGAGCTTCCCGACGGCTCGGCAATTGTTAACTTCACAGAAGAAGGCCCCGAAGAGAACCCAGACTTTTACGCCAACATGGCTGAAGAGTACGACAACTATGCTTTGTCGTCTTTGGGTATGCGCTACACCGACTTGGTCAAAAAAGACAAAGACGCACGTGAAGAGCGGGACAAGAAGTATGAAGAGGGTCTGAAGCGTACTGGCATGGGCAACGACGCCCCCGGCGGTGCTACCTTCATGGGTGCCAGCAAGGTGGTGCACCCCGCCATGGCTGAAGGATGTGTGGACTTTGCCGCACGCGCCATCAAAGAGATGTTCCCGCCAGATGGCCCCGTCCGCACCAAAATTCTTGGCAAGATGGACGACATCAAGTCCGAACGCTCAGAGCGCAAGCGTGACTTTATGAACTGGCAGCTCACCGAGCAGATCGAAGAGTTCCGTGACGAGCAAGAGCAGTTGCTGACCCAATTGCCATTGGGCGGCTCACAATATTTCAAACTTTGGTTCGACGAAGAGAAAAAACGTCCATGCGTGGAGTTTTTGCCAATTGACCGTGTGATCATTCCCTTTGCGGCCAGCAACTTCTACACGGCACAGCGTGCCACGGAAGTGCATGAGATTACGCATTGGGAGTTCAACCGACGCATTGCCAGCGGCATGTACAGAGACGTAGACGTTGTCCGCTCGACGCAAGCACCTGATCCCACCAAGCCTGAACAAGCCAACAACAAGATTGAAGGCCGCAACCATCAAGACAACGAAGATGGCGTGCGCAAGGTCTACCACATCTACACATGGCTTGAGCTGGAAGAGGATAAGTACAGCAAAGGCAAGATGGCACCTTACATCCTGATGCTGGACGAGCTGGACAACGAAGTCCTTGGCTTGTACCGCAACTGGGAAGAGCAAGACAAGACGATGACCAAGCTGGACTGGATCGTCGAGTTCAAATTTATCCCTTGGAGGGGCGCATATGCTATTGGTTTGCCTCATCTTATCGGTGGCTTATCTGCTGCTCTTACTGGCTCTTTACGTGCTCTTTTAGATTCTGCGCACATCAACAACGCGGCGACCATGCTCAAACTCAAGGGAGCAAAGATCAGCGGTCAAAGCCAACAAGTTGACGTCACGCAGATTGTGGAGATTGAAGGCGCACCCGGCGTGAACGACATCCGTCAGATCGCCATGCCCATGCCGTTCAACCCGCCCAGCCCAGTGCTGTTCGAGTTGCTTGGCTGGCTGGACACGGCTGCCAAGGGCGTGGTGAGCACTAGCGAAGAGAAGATTGCCGACATCAATCAAAACGCACCCGTGGGCACCACCCAAGCGCTGATTGAGCAAGGCGCCGCGGTGTTTAGCGCCATCCACGCACGTTTACATGAGTCCCAAGCCCGTGTGCTCAAAATCCTTTGCCGCTTGAACCGCTGGCACTTGGATGAAATGCAAAAGGGTGAGATCGTTGCCGACTTGGAAATCAACCGAGAAGACTTTGCACGCAACACCGACGTGGTGCCAGTCTCCGACCCGCACATCTTCAGCGAAACCCAGCGCATGGCTCAAAACCAAGCTGTGTTGGCGTTGGCTGAGAAGCACCCCGACCAGTTCAACATGCAGGCGGTCATGTCACGCTTCCTGAAGCAGATGAAGGTGCCCAACATCAACGAGTTGATGAAAGACACGCCTGCGCCCGAACAGCGCACCAGTGCCGACGAGAACGCCGCCATGTTGCTGGGTCAGCCGTCCTATGCCTACATGCAGCAAGACCACATTGCACACATCCAAGATCACTTGCAGTTTGGCCTCAACCCATTCTTGGGTCAGTCGCCGTTTGCCGATCCGAACTACCTCAACAACTTGATCGAGCACATCAAGCAACACATGACGCTGTGGTACTTGAACCGTTCAAACACTTACGTGGCCAAAGCCAACCGCGGCAAGCCCGTGGACAACTACGACGATCCAGCGCTCACAGCAACCATCGACAAGCTCTACACGACCGTTGGCGGCCATGTTTTGCTTGACACAGGTGAAGTGTTTGAGCAGTTCATTCCAGCCTTCCAAAAGCTCATCCAGCAAGCCCAGCAGCGTGCACAGGCGTCTCAAGGTCAACTGCCGCCCGATGCTCAGGTCGTCAAAGACACCAGCATGGCAGAGACACAACGCAAAACCGCGGCAGATCAAGCCAAGCAACAGTACGAACAAGCTAAGTTGCAAGCGGACGCACAAAAAGCTGCGATGGACAATCAAACAAAGATTGCCATCGAAAACGCCAAGCTGACACACGAAGCAATTTCAAACATGGTGCAACCCGCACCGTCAATGCCGCAACCCGCGGCGCAACCCGCAGCGCCTGCTGCACAACCCCAAGGAGCGCCAAATGGCATCTGATAACGAACAACGAAGCATCAACGTGCCACAGCACAAACGCTTGGCTCAAGGTGCACCCATTAACGGTCAAAGCATGAAAGACACAGGCCAGAAAAAACAAG